TCGTTGTGCCTGGCTTATATCTTTAATTTTTCATTTTTCAATGTTCGGTCTTATATGTATTTTTCGATAATATTATTAAATTTTGTATTGTCTTTACTAAAGACTAAATTGATATAGTGCAGGTATTCGTGTAAAAATACTTTACAGGTTAGATATAATGTTTTTTGTCTTATTATAACTATTCTATATGTTATTTTGTCTTTAATTTTGCTCCAATAGAATCCACCAGTTATATATTGCTTAAAAAACTTGCTATAGCTTTCATTGTTATTTCCATTAATAAAATAAATTTTCATCTTTAACCTCTTTTTTATTCTATTTTATCATAACTTTATTATATCTGTCAAGCGTTTTAAGCATTTATTTTGATTTATTTTCATTCATTTTAAGTCGCAGCGTCTTTTTTAATAAAACTGCCTGGCCGTTATGTTATTTGATATCCGTACTCATTCCCTATAGTACAGCTATAACTAATAACTAATACTCCTTACTCTTACCTTAACTAAAATGTCTTTTCCTTCTTCTCCTGCTTGTCTTTAATATCCTGATCGTATTATCCGCTATAAAGGGCATTTTAAAAATAGCTCTATTTCCTCTAGTATCCTTCTCTTATTATCTTTTCTATTTCAGATCTGACTATCACTACTAAAATGGTAGTATAGAATAATGGCTAACAGACTGTACTCTATATATAGCTTATTGCAGGCCTTAATTAATTGACCCTGCCTTACTGACTGTACTTTCATAGGTGCGAACCTTCATTTGTGGGCGGGGCTTAGAGTGAATACATATTTACTAATATGTATGAACGGAATACGAGCGAAGCGAGTGACATTATAGTACTTCCTAACATATTCATATACATATATCATATCCCCTTTTAGTTTACCTATGTGTGCTGTATGAGCTAACTTCGTTGAGCCAATCTTGACTATGTATATCTTATGACAATATGAATACATTAGTGTCATATATATCTTATTTAAGATTCTTTAATTTAATATATCCCTCGGTTAGCACAGAAAGGGTATGGGATACTCCCCTTTCGATTTGACTTTGGGACTGCGCTTGACTAGTCGCTTACTTCTGTAAACTAAATAAAAAATTTTAAAAAATATTTAGGATAGCTATTGACAAATGAGAGAAAATATGCTATACTATACTAGGATATAGGGTGGTAACCTATAAATCATACATGGGGGGTAGAAAATGGTAAGAATGTATTTCGAGTTTGAGGATGAGGAAGAGGAATTACAGAATGCAGTATTAAATGATATGGTTGAAATTGCAAATAAATATGAAATCAATTTTGTTATTAGTTATAAGGACTATAAAATAAATAAAAAATAAATGCAGAAAAATGAAAATAAAGCTTGACATTTGAGCGTTTTTGTGCTATACTATATATAACAAATTGTCAGAACATAATATTAAGTAGGTGTAAGGGGGGAATATGAAGATACCTAATAAGATTAAAGTGGCTGGACATGTCTATAAAATAGTGTGGGATGATGTAAGGTTATCTAATCTGGGTTTAGTCGGGGAAAGCGACCACCATCAGGATATTATTTATTTATGTAAATATTATCGTTCTGGTACCCCAACTGCTCAATCGGAAATAGAAGAAACGTTCTTACATGAAATCCTCCATGCAGTAGATGCTAATTATAATATGCACTCCTTACCAGAAGATGTGATAATAAGATTAGCCATTGGTTTATATCAGGTTCTAGTAGATAATAAGTTAAAATTTTAGAGGGGTATAAATGGAAAATTTTATATACTACGTATTTGGGATTTTGGGTTTACAATTCCTTGTGTTATGTTATGTAATATATAACATAAACTATGTAAACAAAAACCACGAAATATTGAAAGCAGAATTGAAGTCTAGATTGTTCTTTGTAACAAGAAATGGTGGACATATAGATTTAATTACTGTAGTAGCCAAAATGTTAGAACTTGGCGAATTAAAGATAGAGGAAACAGGCGGGATAGAATTAAGAAAACAATGAAAAAAATCGTGAAGACAAACATGAATGAAATCGTGAAGGGAGGAAGTTATCACGGAATAAAAGCATTAGCAGATGAATTAAAGATACAAAGGCAAGAAGGTAGAAATTCAAAGGGTTTATTTGTTAAAGGTAACAAACTACAAGTCTCCAATAAGCCAATTACAAAAGAACTTATGGAGAGAGCTATAGAGAATGTAGAGAAGAGACATGATACACGACTTATAGAACATGTTATAGAACGTGCTTATATATCAGATAAAGTGTTAATGAAAGTTATTGATAAGTTCGTACCTAATCTGACTATAGCCGAGAGAGATATTAAACCTATTCAGATAGCAATTAAAAACTACTACGCAAGTCCAGATGTGTTACCGCCAAGAGTAATAGAAACAAAGGCAGAGATTGTTTACGATGGGGAAGAAGAGTTAGATGATAAAAAAGAGGGGGATAAATAATGAAAGAAGAAATGATAAAGGAAGCGATACCAGAACAAGAACCAAATACTATAACATTGGTTCCAAAAATACAGAGTTGTATGTTGGCTACGAAACACGGCAGAAAAGTAGAATGTAAATTTTGGGTACATACAGATAAATACTTTCAATACTATGAACCTGGATATACATTAAGAGAGAGTGAACAAGGACAATATCTAATCGAAGGTAATATGGTTGTGGTACCTGACCATGAAATACAATACATGATAATTAGGTATGCTCAGAGTGCTGTACCAGAGCAAATGTTTTTAGCATTAGGCGGGAAGAAAAGATTAATAGTAAGTGTAGATACATTACCTATTGTAAGGGGGGATTCATTATGAGTCTTGTTTTTATTGATTGTGAGGCATCGGGACCATGTCCTGGATGTGGAGAACTAACAGAATTTGGAGCAGTTATACATAAAAGTAGGAAAACATTTTATGGTGATTTGAGAGGTAAGACTCCTTATGGAATAGCATTGACATTTTTACATTTTAGGAGATTTCTTGAGAGTAACTGTGAGACAAGACCAGTGTTTGTAAGTGATAATCCTGCATTTGACTGGCAATGGATAAATTATTATTTTCATCATATATTTGGTATGAATCCTTTTGGCTGGAGCGCCAGGAGGGTCGGAGACTACTATGCGGGACTACAAGGAGATTTTCATAAATCTAATAATTGGAAGAAATTTCGTAAAACAAAACATGACCATAATCCAGTAAATGACGCAATGGGGAATGTTGAAGCCTTTGATAGGTTTCAATTAAATTATAAAATAGATAAAGACAGAGCAAGAAGTGAATGTGTGGTATTTAATGAATTTGATGAACGCATATTTAAAGAATCAACAGGTGGAACAAATGAGTGAACTATATAATAGTGCAGTAAATGCGACTACCAGTAGAAATATATTTGGTGCAGACAAAGAAGAACAAAAGAAAGTAATTAAAAAGGTTAAGAAAGTGGAGAAGAAAGAAGAGGGATTAAAATGCAAGAAAGAAATGTAGATATATTAAATTTTATCATGGGATTAATTAAGAGCGATGCTTACTTTTTATTCTATTTTGAATCCATGTGTGACCGTATGCATTTTAGACCAAATGCATTTAAAGAAGCGGTCGCAGCCTTTGATGAATTTAGAAAAATAGTTAAGGATGAAAAGAATAGAACTAAGAATGATAAGAGTATACTCGGTATAGATGTAACAGTATTTTTTGAACCAGAAAAGACAAAACCAAATAAAAAGAAATAATGCGGTGAACGAAGGTCGTCGCTTAGTCTCATAAGCTAATGCGTTGGGGCTCACTTCCCCACACCGCTTCCATCATGGGGATGTTATTCGACCAGTATAATGCCAACTATGTTGTTAGTTATATCTGGAAACGTGGGGGAAACCCCACCATCTCCACCAAATAATTAGTTAGTAGGTAGATAGAAAGATAGAAGAAAGGAGACAGATAGATATGGTATTAAAATTAAGAGTGCGAAGCGATAGGAATCAGATCGCTTGGAGAATTTTTGATAAAGTTAGAAAAGTTGAGTATGAGTTTATTGACGAAGCTCTTGTTATTGAGAAGAGAAACAAATTTCCAGGGATTATTTATGTAAATAACTTTAAAGAAACAGAGGCTTGCGTCGGTAGGAAATCCGATACAATCAAAAATGTAGTTGAAGTATATGTAACTTTTGAAGATGGACTTAGTGATATATTTTATACTGATGACATGGTTTATATTATGAACGACAATGGAAAGACTTGCGATACTATTAATACTTAAATGAATTTCTACCTACTAACTAATTTTTACGACTCCCCGATTAATTATATCGGTTAGGTAGTTTATATAACTGCCTGTATAATGGGAAGTAAGGCGGAGTGTTATAAAATCCAGTAATTGAACAAAAGGGTTACACATTAAAGTCCTTTAAACTGACGAATTAACTGATAGTTCAAAGGTTATATTAGTTGGGCTTCCACCAAAGATTGCAGTTTGGCAGGATTCCTGCAAATAAAATAATAAAAACTGCCCAAAAGTTTAATATTAATCGTTGATGTGACGGAAACGAACATCAAAAGATGGAAACTATGGTTGATATGCTTGTATAGTATAATGGTAGTATACCTGTTTTGTACTCAGGTGATGCCTGTTCGATTCATGGCTACGAGCTCCATTTTAAATCAAAGGAGTTTAAGTGTTAAGAGCGAGAATTTATATTAATGAAGATGAAATTGAAGATATACAGATAGTTAACATTAAAGAGAAACAAAAAGATAGTACACATTATAAAGTAGATGTAATAAAAAGAGATGAAGAATTTGAGATATGGCACGATAGAGTTGATGGATGGGAAACATTATTAAGAAAAGTATTAGTAAAGATAGAGAGATAATATAAATGAAATATTTAACAATAGTAGCATTATCAATTTTATTAACAGGGTGCATGGGTTGCCAAGATGTGGTTCTCCCAACACAAGATAATAAGGTAATAGTTGCAACTTCTGAAAATTGGTGTGAGGTTATAAACGAAGATAAAGCGATAGTTGATTTTTGGGCAGATTGGTGTAAACCATGTGGTAAACTTGCTCCAATATTAGAACAATTAGCAAAAGATAATCCAGAAATAAAGATATATAAACTAGATATAGATGACGAGAGAGAAATCTATTCACGATATAAGAATATAGGTATACCAATGGTAATATATTTTATCAAGGGTCAAGCAGAGTTTACAATAATGGGATTAAAAACATTGGAATATTATCAAGATTGTATAGATATGTTTTTTGAGTAAATTGTTAGAGTTACCGCTTCTCTACCGATAACTAAAAAAAGCGGGTACGAGTCGATAGTTTAATGGTAGAATGGAAGTCTCCAAAACTTTTGGTCTCTGTTCGATTCAGGGTCGATTCGCCAAATTAGACTTGAACTGCAAGTAGTGTCCCAGAAAGACACTCCTGTTACTTAAAATATAACACTAACCGCATTATAAAGGAAACTGCATGATTAATCTGCCATACGAATTTACTCCACGAAAATACCAGATCCCGATGTTGCAAGCAAGAGCTGCTGGATATCTACGTGAGATATATATACTCCACAGACGAGCAGGAAAAGACTTAACTGCTGTTAATGACATAACTAAAGCTGCAACTGAAAGAATTGGAACTTACAATTACTTCTTCCCCACTGCTACACAAGCAAGAAAGGTTATTTGGAAAGGTATGACAGGGGGAGACCCCAGAGCAAATCCACCAGTAGCAGGAAGAAGGTTTCTTAGTTATATACCAAGAGACCTTATAGCTATAGGAAATAAAGGATTCCCAAAAATTAATAGTACTGAAATGTCAGTAGAGTTAATAAATGGTTCTATTATTCAATTTATAGGTACGGATGATTTTGATGCTGCACGTGGAACGAACTGCGTAGGAGCTGTATTTTCTGAGTATGCTCAACAAGATCCAAGGGCTTGGGAAACCATTGAACCAATACTATTAGAGAACGATGGATGGGCTAAGTTTCTTTACACACCAAATGGAAAAAATCATGGATGGAATTTATGGAAATTCGCACAGAATGATCCAGAATGGTTTTCAATGTTATTGACTATTGATGATACTTGTAGAGAAGATGGTAGTCCCATTATAACTCATCAGCAGATAGATTCATTGCGTAGACGTGGGGTAGAAGAAGAATTTATCTTACAGGAATATTTCTGCTCATTCGAATCTGGAACGGCAGGAGCTTATTATGCAAGTCTAATGAATGATGCTTGGAAAGGTAGAAGGATAAAGAATATTCCACATGACCCTTCATTACCAGTTCATACTGCTTGGGATGTTGGCATTGACGACTCAACCGCTATTATTTTCTTTCAAAAACTTCCAGGTGAATACCACATGATAGACTACTATGAAAATAGTGGAGAAGGCATAGGACATTATGCTGGAATACTACAAAACAAAAGAGACCAATTAAAATATGTTTATGGCAACTTTTATGGACCACATGATCTAAAAGCTAGAGTGTGGGCTAATGAGGGTAAACCACAAATAGAAATAGCTAGAGAACATGGAATTATATTTCAATTAGTTCCACGTCTAGATTTGCAGGATGGAATACAAGCCACAAGAACCCTTATATCAAAGAGTTATTTTGATAGAACTAAATGCCATTTGTTAATAGAGCATTTGGAAAATTATTCAAAATCATGGAATAGAAATATGGCAATTTGGACACAAACGCCAAGAAATGATAAGCACACCCACGGAGCAGATGCTATGAGAATGTTAGGACTTGCGGAAAAATCAGACAATGTATTAAGTGTAACTAATTATATTAAACAACAAGAGGACTTAATGCAATACGTTATAAAGCATAGTGACCCCTTTGTGGGCTACTAAAAAAGGAGAAATATGGAAAACATTGGATTGGGTTGTAAAAATACTGATAAAAATATATGGCGTAAGGTTAAGGGGGATTATTATTCACCGAGTATCCATGTTACCGAAAATGGTAATATTGGTATAAATGTTGGTGGACACGTTATTGTAAAATCGATAGAAGATTGGTTTTTACTTGGTTGTGAGTAAGGAATAAGAAAGGAGAAAATATGGCAGAAATAGCAAATTTTCTGGAACAAATAACTGATGTTGCCGATTTAGAGGACTTAGCACCTACTAAACATAGAGCATTATTGCAATACATAAAAGAACGGTTAGAACGGTCTAAAGAAGGAATGAGGGAACATCACGATAATTGGAGGAGACAATATACTAATTATAGAGGAACAAGGATTACTACAAAAGAAGCATGGCAATCTAATATCGTTATGCCTGTATTTAAAGAAGTAGTAAGAATTAAAACACCTCTATATATGAATATACTATTTAGTAATAATTTAGAATCATTTGATATAGTGCCTGGTGAAGAAACAGATGAGGAAGGTGCTCCATTAGTCAAAAGCGTTTTAGCCTATCAACAACGTCAAGTCGCAAGAGACTTGGATGGTTTTTATGGACAATGGGATGCTTATTGTAAGCAATTTGAAATGTATGGATATACTGCTGCATATTGTCCCTGGAAGATGGAATACGATGATGATGCAAAACTTATCTTTGACGGACCAGATATGGAAGTATTGGATGTAACTGCTTTTTATCCAGACCCAGTTAATAGAGGACTAAATAGTTGGAAAATTATAGAACATAGAGATATAGAATTATCTTATTTGAAGAGACAAGAAAAAGGTGGTTTCTTTAAGGATATATATAAATTAAAAGGAACTAGTCAACCAGAAAAAGAACTTATACTCGAAGGTGTAGACTTATCATTAGAATCACCAGATAGATTAGATCCAAGAATTGAATTATTGGAATACTACGGTGAAGTACCTGCGTCCTTATTAGAAGGTGAATTAGATGAATATTATAATGTTGACCCTTACGATGATGAATATGTAAGAGCTATCGTAACAGTAGCTAATAGAGAAGTAGTAATTAGAGCAGTTAAGGATAAATACAAATGCAATATATTCTTCTGTAGTTCTAAGGATAAGATGGTTAACGAACAAGTAGGAGTAGGTACAGGTGAAGATATTGAAGCATTGGCACGAGAACTAACAAATCTACATAATAAATTTAATGATGCTGCAAATATAATCTGTAACCCAATGCTCGTAATCAATCCAACGTTTTTATCTACTTTATCTGGTACATTAGTATCATATCCTGGCAAGGTATTTATAGCTAATGCTATGGTAGAGGATGTTAGAAAAGCTATATCCTTTATA